AAGAAAAAGAAACCCAACCAGAGGGGTATCTTGTCTGGAGCGACCAATGACGAGCGTCGTAATGGTTATCCATGGGAGATGGTTTGTAAAAGAAATCTGTAACTAGATACTGGTGCTCGTTTCTAAGAGTCTTTACTTGGAAAAGATATATTGTGGGGAGGTTTTCTTGATGATTCCTGTTTGATACACTGCATGCCTACAAAGCCTGTAGAATACCACACCGGAAAATACCATACAAGCAGATAATGAGTCTTGGGGGGAAATGCAGAAAAGGACATCTTCCTCCATATATAGGAAGAAACCATCGGTCGCATGACGGAAAAAAGCCCCCCCGAGACCATAGTGAGTGTTCTGTCTTGTGATGCGATCACTAGTTTTATCATTATCGAAGGGTCTCGGTGGGTCATGTTCGCAAAATGATCGTAACCTCATCCTGGACTACCGAAATCCAGGATTCACCAACTTACCCGCCTAACCCCAGCAATCCCGATTCCCCACTGAAACTAAAAGACCCAGCGAATACCATAACCTAACAGAACGAATCTTGAAAGGCGGACCAGTACGCAACGCTGGTTGTCGATAAAAAGATTATTTAAATGTATAACTTATTTCGAATTTTTGTCACAAAACACCCAGAAAAAACCAATAAAATAAACAAATTAATTACCCTGTACTTCCTTGGTCAATGGCCAGATACTAAACATAATAATTAATTTGAATAAAATAAAAGAAAAGAATATTTTGAATAATAGTTTAATGACATATTAAGGTCAAGAAAACAAATTTTAACGTTGCTTTTTCATCTTGCCACTAGGCAATAATGGGCCTTGCTTAGGTGATTTTCCTTGCTGAGTTTTCTTAGCATTCTTTAAAAGACGGACTTGATTCCTAAGATTAGCTAATTCATTTTCATCACGGACACTGGCTTGACCAGGATTCATGAGTCCAGTAGAACTAATTGTCTTAGGAATTTCAGGACCATTCCTTTTATTAAATGTTTTAAGTAAAGCCCCAGCATAAGGAGCCATCATCTTCAAAGCGTCATTAGCAGCAGCAGCGATGCCAGCTATCCAATCAGCCATCGCATTTTGATCAACAGGGACTCCAGTTATTAAAGATTTTGCAATCTTTGAATAGAGCTCGAGAGCCATAGGATCATAAGGAGAGCTGGGATAAGCCAAAGCAATTAAATCAGTATTGGCATAGGTAGGAAACCTTTCCAATATGTAAATGACATTCAATTTTAAAGTTGTAGAAGAAGACAAGCCAGTGAAATAAGCCCCACCTGACAAAAAATTGCTAGGTAAAACTTGTGTTCCAACTGACATGACTTTTGCAACACCAGTAGAGGTAATAAGAGGGGCATAAGATACGCCATTACTAACTAAATGAGGGACATTTGGTAAAAGACCAACTGCCGGGTTCTCATTAGTCCCAAGAAGAAATACAATGTAAGCGCCTTTAGCAGCTTTCCATTGTTTAGATCCGGGGAGAAGAACAGCATTCCCAACCGATTCAGGAATAACGGCTCCATTTATACGTGGATAAGTCATTGGCACACTAGGAGTAGTTGTATCCTGTACAATAGACATAACATTAGGGTCCTCATATAAGAATGGATTTCTCCAAGCACATACTGAACCCTGAAGGTTAATCTCTGCTGTAGTATTTACAATTTCCATGGCACAACCAATAACTCGAGTAGAGGAATTCGCAAAGTACGAAGCACCAATACCAATACTTTGTGTAGCTGTTGGTAGATAAGTTGGCGTTCCCGCCACTGCTTGTCTAACTACAACTCCACCAGTAATATATGGTGTTACCCCTTGTCCAGTTAATTGGAGATAGTTATTTCCAGAAGTGGTAGATAGTACATTAGTAGCTGTCAACCATTGATCAAGAAAAATATTACAATCCCAATTGCTACCACCACTAACTGTGGCAATATCAATTGCTTGTTTTACAACTTGTATAACTGAATTTCCAGAATTAAGATCAGGATATCCGCAAGGTTTAATAGATGCATCTTTAAAAGGATCTAAAGCTGAATCCATCCAACACTTACCACTTTCCGTGATCCCAAGTCTTTCAGTCACATTTTCAATTTGTTTTTCTGCATTGATTGCTCTCTGCATCGAGAATATAGTTTTTAAAACCAACCATCCATCCTGCCATGTAGAAAAAAAAGGAACTACATGGCCACCAAAAACTTTACTCTCATAACCAGTTATAAGAAACTGGAACTGAAAATCTGTATTAAATTCTTTAGCGTTAAACTTATCTAATAAATTAAGAAATTCACTAGTAAGCTCCACGTAAAGAGACATATGAAATAAAAGAAAAGATTTTACTGCTTCAACAACGCTAGAATTAACATCAATTAACAAAGAGAAAATCATTAAAATCTTTGCAAATTGTTCAAATGGACTTAAGTCTTTCTTAGCAAAAACTAATCTTTTGCAAAGAGTGGTCATTAATTTACCTATCCTAGGGACAGGTAAATAACAATCATCTGCATCAGACCAGACACTGGAACTACCTAAAAATTCAATTGAATCGTTGAGAAACAAACCTCCCGTATGAATAAAAGCCTTAGAGGCAGTTTTCTTAATGACCATTCCATATTTAGCATAAACTTCAGTCTCAATTTTGAAATAATCATCAAGATCAATATGAAATTTAAGACCAAATACTTTATCGTCACTATAAATACCACATCTAAGGTTGTCCGTTACCTCGTCAAACGTAGGGTAACGGCCAAAAACAAAAAAAAAACATGAGATAAACAGATCAAGACCTATGATAATGTGGAGTATACTATTATCGGTAGTTGTGTTGTTCTGACCAGATGAATTAGAATGATCTTGAATAACTACGCTCCCATCCCAGAAACACCTAACAGGATTTAGAGTGTAGAAAGTTACATATCTCATTAACTTTCTATATTCTAAATTCATAGGTCCCTGAGGTAAGATCAAGTACTTATTCCTAAGATCATAAACATCTGATAAAACAGCACACTTATCATAACCAGTACAATCACTCTGGCCAACAACACAGCATTTTTCAAATTCCAAAATGAAATCCGAAAAACCACCATACTGTTTAACCATACCATATTTCATAAAACATTTTTTCCAACCGGAAGCAAATGCTTTATTCTGCTTATCATACAAAATCTTCTGCTTAAAAATAAAACTCTTATCAACAACGTCAATAAGTCTAACCTTATTACGGGCTAGATCATCATCGAGTGATAAATATTCATCTTTATGCATAACAAGTTGTATAGGTATATGTTCAACATCATGTTTATACTTCAAAAAAATAGGACTTTCCAAATATTCGAGAGTTTTAGGATAACCTGTTTTCTTCCCAATTATACCAGCCGAAGAGTCAACATTATAATCCACACTTTCATGTGGAAAAGTAATGGGGACCCTAAGATAATTACTAAGATATCTATCAGCAAAAGTTAAGG